GCTGTGGAAACATAGCCAGCTGATGAATTCTATTCTCAAACCTTTTTACAAACTCAAAGATTGTATATATGACAGATATTTATCAGAGGTAAGGAACTGAGTAAACTCAGTCCTCATCTTTGATAATATCTACTATATATGCTTCTCTTTGAGAACGTAAATAATCTCTAGAGATTACTCCTCCCACAATGTGGGGGGGGAGACTCCGGAGAAAGACAGTATCTTTGAAACCCGGTTCAAACAATGTTTGACGATGAATCCACGAAGCTGAGCAGTATAGAAGAAGTTAAGATATCTCTATCTTATCTTCATCAAATTTGCCAGCTACGACAGTTGAAATCTTTTCCACAAAAGGAATTAATTCCAGTGCCGAAGCTTTCTTCTGGAGGATGGAAATAACTTTCCATGCCTTGGTCATGGAGGCTACCCACTTAGACCTAAGTCTACGAGGGTAACCCCTAAGTCCAAAGTATTCATCTAGGGTTTCTATACACTCAGAAGCCGAAAACCAACCTTTACTAACCGCATTGTCTAGAACCTGAATTTGACCGATAAGTCGATCGCGTTCAGATCATAGACCTGCGACTGGGAAAGGACTCATGTCGTGACCACATCAATGGATTCGCTTAGCGAATTCAAAGAAGTGTTTACTAACATGGGTTTTCTCTTTAGATCAGTGAACTCCAAGGGTTCTGATTAGACGACAATACTCAAGTGCGGCTTGGCGATTACCTATTACTAGGTCATCTCCAAGCATCGCATATGGTAGTGTCTTCCAATCAATACCTTTGTTTTTACAAGCCTTTCACACCACAAAATGATGTGAAAGAGTTGTAGAGTTCCAGGAAGAGTATGCACCCATTGGGTTTCCTACAGAGTAAGAGATAATATCTCCATCTTTTGTACGAAACTCCTGGGTCATTAATCGATATCAGGCATCGGCCCTTTCGGGTCCTATCCTAACTTCGATTAAATCCTTATTAAGACGAATTGGAAATCTATCAGTAAAGGCCGTAAGGTCAATACTGTAATAAATTTCCGCGCCTTTTAAGGAGCGTTCAAATCCTGTCTGATCGAAAGTAAAATCCTGGGGAATCTTCTTTAA